AAATCACCACGACTCCAAACGGTGATAAACTCGATGTCGCGGGTAAATTGTTCCGTAAGGGAGTAGAAATTGACCCAATCAGATGCCGTTGGGAAGTGTGGCCGGTAGACCCCGCATTTGCCGCATCCGCACAGTTTCCTGTTGAGCAGTCCTTCACGATCACAAATGACTTGACTGACCGCGAGAACTATGCTGTAATGGCTGCGGATCAGGTTAAACTCAGGGCGATGCTAACCACAACAGAAGACGATGGCGATCATGTGTCGGTGATGACAGAGAAAGTCGTTCCGCTTGGATTCGCGGTGAAGCAATATTTCTGAAACCTAACGCACCCTATCGGAGTAGTTCGGTAGGGTGCTAATTACACTCAAATATAAAATGGAACAACTAATTAAACACCTACAAAACATTAAAGTGGCTACTCAATTAATGAGAGTAACGGGAGATATTTCAGAAACAGGCAAAAGAGATTTGGACTATGCCATTGACGAAGCGATAAAGTTAGCAAATAATAATAGCGCAAAACCCTGCGTTAGCGGTTCGTTGCCTAACGATATTGACCTATTGAAACTGAAAGCCCTATTAAGATTTTCCGATAGATACGAAATTTCAATTCAGTTCTGGCCACAACAAATAGCCGTTTACATTGCTAAAGATGGGGTGGACTTAACTGACTTTGGCGGCGACTTTGATTTCGCTATCGGAAAATCTACCGAATATCTCAATAGGATTACGGGGCAATGACCGCTAACCATTTCGCGGCTTTGTGTCAGGCGTGGAATTTGAAAACGAAAACTTAAATATATGTACAAAAGTAAATTAGAAGCAGAAACTTCAAGTGTAGCACCAAAGCCACGCTTGCACAAAACCAGTGTTATACGCGGCCTTTCGGTTGGTCAAGTTATAGCAGTTGGAATTGCACACACTTATCGAAAAGATTTTGGATGGTCTGATTATTCAGAAGGCTACTATAAGATTGAAAAGATAAGCAGAAAAGAGATTATTGGACGAAGCGAAAAATTCAGCAATGAAATGATTAGTATAAGTCGAAAAGATTTAGATGATTATCGTTTCGAGTTGCGTCTTTAAGGTTGCGTATAACGTCTAATATTGCCAATAGTGGGGATTTCAAGGCACTACTACCCAACCATTGCACAAAGTTTAATAGTGGTACCAATGCTCAATTGTGGCACGTCTGCCCCACTATTGGCAATATATTGTTGGCAGCAGTTAATTTTTGTCGAATGAAAATAGGATTAGAACTTGTAATACACGAAGAACCAGATGGAAGGAAATTCCTGAATTATTGGGATTGGAAACACGGAAATGATATTTGCTGTCAAATTATAGATGGTGAATTATTTAAGTCAGAATATGATGAAGAAGGCAATGAACTTCCAAAAAAGGAAATATCATTTGCTGATTTTGTCAAGTTGGTAGAAGCGGTTGTTTAATTGCTGCTAACTAACTTATAGGCGCAACCCGCCCCCAATCGTTTCGCCTACTGATCTAAAATAATAAATATACACGCTATCACGCCCGCACAACCTGAATATGATCGAGTCCGGTGAATCTACAATCGCAATGTGTCCATGTCGGAGTGTCGCGAGTATCTTCGAGAGTTGTGATCCATTCGTTCTTGATTAAGGTCTGCGAGTTCTGCGTGATAACCGCATGAACCTGTGCCGGAGTCATGCCGTCAACATGAAAGTCAAACGCTCTGCCATACTTATGCTGCGACCATCTCGCCCCGGTCGATGTATTCCATTCGCGCAGTCCTCTTTCGTGCAAATTGCCGCCATTCCACCACGAATTTACGTGAATAGATTTGCCAATAACATCTCGGATGAATTGAGCCGCATAGACTATTCTGATGTCGATTAACGAAATAGCCTTAGCACCGCGAGCAGAATATATTTCTGGGCAGATAAATTCATCCAAATAGAAATTCTCAGTTAGTTTGATCCGGTTCATTTGACCATTCTTGAAATCGTTTCGTCTTTGCCGCGACTCGACTTACTCGAGCCAACATAGTACGCGAATATCGATGCCCCAATAGTCAGCACCGAACCGAATGACATATAAGCAAGTTCTTTGTTGCCTTCCGGAACTTGAATGAATGTGAGCGAAATCAGGACGAATATCATCATAATCAGGCCGGATATAACCACAACGCCCATAATCCAGTCGCGCTTACCTCCTGTTGTCTTCATGAACTCGACTTCGCGTGATCTTGCAGAATCTCGATCCTGTACTTCAAGCCTGAGTTCTTCAAGTCCGTTCTGCATTATCATGGACTCGACTTCGAGTTGCCATTGCATCTTGTACTTCTCAAATTCAACCGCAAGTGCTTTGACCTGCTCATTGTCTTCCTTGTTCTTGTTGAGAAATTCACCTACTTTTTCAATTGCTCCGATGCCGGTTAATTCACCCGCGATCTGAAGCACATCACCCGCAACAGGTTTAACTTTTTCGCGAACGAACTCCGCAAACTTTGAATCTGCTATCCGTTCCATGATTGGTTTTTTGTCGGGCATAGAATTATTTTTTTACAATGATCGAAATAATTTTCTGAAATATCGCAGTCGCATTTGCTGTGATATAAATCAAGATGCGCTCACCGAGTAGAGTTGCAATCGGAACTATGACGCTCAACTGATTTTTGAATCCTGAGTTCTGACACCATGAATATGTGAGCGATCCAACGAATACCGACACACCAACAATGCCGATCCATTGCAACAGACCCATCTTACGCTTCATCACAAGTTCATAGCTGATCTTACCGAGTACACCGATTGAGATCGTAATAATGAACGCAGAGCATCTACTTATGAAAGCATATAGTTCGTGTTGGATTTGATTCATACATTACTTGTGTTTCTTTAGGTGGTTCTTGGTAATAACGAATACCGAATAGACCTGAGCGATGTTGAAGAAAACAAGATCATTCCAACTCATAACGCATGGATCGAAGAACAGTTCATCCATGACCTTGCCAATCCACAGAAATACGCACACGATCATGAGTTGTCTAAACAATCCATTGGCGAGCATAGCAATGATGCAGAACGCAAGCACCCAACATATCGCGTCACCAAGCATATAATAGTTCGTGGCCGCGATCTGATCTTCTACGGGTTTATTCGATGCGAAATGCACGACTGTATGCGTTGCGACTTGTATCGCGACAAGCGTGGCTGCCATGACGTAGGTTACTTTTTTCATCTTCGAACAATGTTTCTTGGTCGCGGCCCAACGATTGCGTAGTAGTCAAGATTGGAATTGTCGCGAATGTATTTATTTACGTCAATCGTCACGTCTTCATCCGCTGTGCATCGCCACAGTTCAACTCCGGGTATTACCGTATTTGCTCCGGGAAAGATTGTATAAGGCGAAGTCGGAGTAGTGATGACCCTGATGTAATCCGCACCGCCACAGGTCAGGATTACGACATCATCATTTTTTAGCATCTTTATTTTGCTCATGTGGTAGAAGAATTTTTTTATATGCTTGAAGTTGAATTAACCATTCTTTTTTTCGTTTCCGCATTTCAAGTGATGATAGTTTAGTCTTCATGGCATCTGTGATATTCGTTTGAAATAACTTGGTTGACTTGAAGCAGAATTACTGCCACCGATTACCATCACAGTCGATCCTTTTACATTGAATTTCGGTGGTCGCTCCGGCCAAACATTGTCTGAGTATTCCGGAATCGAAGCAGAATTTGCGCTCAGGTAGTCAATAAGGCGATCTGTATAATATTGGGCATTGTCGCGCGCTCTGTTGACCGCATCCTTCATGATCTGATCTGATACGGGCTGACTGTCTTCGGATACACGTTGCGCCATTGTACCGTTGTCGATCTTGTACACAAGTGTTGGGGTGACCTCGACCATTACCCACCAAACGATGCACTTCGCGACATACTCATCACGTAGCGTCAAGTATATTCCCGAAAGCGAACCTGCTTTGAGTTTTGCCATGAGTGAATCGCCCAAGTAAGGCTGCACCCATTTATCCTGAGCGATATACATGGCCGCCTTTAAGAAGTTGTCGTCAACTGATTCATTCACGTTGGTGAGTTTCTTAACGTAGTCCGTTGTGGTGAGTAGTATTTCGGGAGTGATTGCCATTGGTTTAAGCGTATAAGATTGAACCTCTTGTTGGAGTTTTGATCGGTGCAATTGATTCAACTCCTTTTTTCTTTACGTATGGAACGTTCGCGACCCTGACATCATTCTTGAGTCCGTCATTGGGTAGCACCTGACCATTGGCAGCGCGTTTGCGGAAGTAAATTTGTCGCTTCCAATAGTGATGGCAAAAGCACCCGCCCTTCCACTCGAATATGTCGTAAGTCGATTCACCTTGTGGTGCAAATTGTCCATTTACTCCATCCGCGCCCATCTCTTTAATGTCTTCGTATCGAAATACTTTGCCCGCTATTGATAGCGCAACCATTCTTTTGCAGAACTGCCGCGAGTTGGTCGCGATATTCTGCGAGTAGGCATAGCGTAATTTGTACAGACCGGTATCACCCCATGATGAACGCTCGTCACCGTTGGCATAACTACCTTCATTGGCGAAGTTCAACGCGAGTAATCCATCAATGGATTGCAGTTCTTCTTCATGAGTTCCGGCTGATTGACATTCAGAGATCAATTCCCATTCATCTAAGTCGATTTGCTCCGATGCTTTCTCCAGGTGATTCAACCACGCCTCTGATTCGGCTTCGGTCAGGTCACGACTTTTTTTTTCAACCGACATCTTAACGGGCGCAGCCGGAGCGACATCATCAAGTGGAATCGGTGTATTTGGAATGATCTTGATCTCACCAACAAATCCAGTTGTCTGCAAAATTTCTTCGAACGCATCACATATTTTGCGCTGCTTCGGTTCGATTACCTGTGAATTGAAGATCCGAAGTCCTGTCTTCATCTCATCTGTATTGCTCGATAAACCATTGCCTGAATCCGCCACACCAAACAATCTTGGAGTTGTTACCCTATGTCCGATCATTACTTGTTCGGTCGCTTGACGGTAACTCATCTCGTGAAATGCGGTGTTGGCCTCAGTCATTGGGAAGGCCTCGATCTCAGTTGTCTTATCGCCACCGTCCGAATACAATCCGATCCACTTTCCGGTGTTCTTCGCTCCTGTGAGCATTCGATCAATTTCATATTTCTGTTTCTCCTGATCTTCCGGAGTTGGTACACCTGATCGGAAGTTGAATATAATAGACGGGAATAAGCCGTTCAGATACGAGTTGACGTTATACAATCCGATTTGCCGAGCAGCTTCGATGAAATTTACTGCACTCCAATAGTCAGGCTTCGGGTAGAATTGAGTTCCGTCTGTCGGCTCAAAGTAGTAGTAGCATTGCTTTGGTTCAGCTTCTTTTTTGGATGAATTGAATACAGGTATTGCAACAGGTTTATTGCGTTTCTTCAAAGTATTCGACCAATCGCGACTATACCAAACATGTGTGATGGTTTCTGTCTGTTGATTGATTCCGAGTCTGCAATTAACAAAAGGCAAATAGTTTATGCGCGCGATTGACTTGCGATCAAGTGAATATATAACTTCGAGATAGAATCCGCCTTGTTTTTTTAAGTCGTTGGCAATCGCGGGAAGCAATTTATCGGCATCAAGATTATCAAGAACGGATTGATTCTGTGTTGTGAATCCCTTGCCCGCGATCATCTCCGCAATGGAAACACACAGCGCACCATGAATCGGTGAGGACTGCGCGAGTTCAATTAAATAGTTTGGGAATGCGTTATCAATACCGTACTGAACCACTCCATTGCGATCTTCTTTCTCAACTCCTGATACCGGAGTGTATTCTGCCATTTTGAAATTAGCTAGTGATGTCATCGGGTATGGTTAAATCGAGTTCTTCAAAGTAAACTGTACTGTCGGTAAATATACATAAACCCATCTCAACTTGACCCACAACGCTCGCATCTGTCGGATCAAGATTGCTGTCGGAGTTCTGCCCATAGACTTCGTATCTATATCGTCCGGTCTGAGTTAATCCTACCGTTGTTAAAAGTAGTTTAGTCGCTCTTGCTGATTCAGATACTATCGTAGGTATTTGAGCAAGTGTATCGCCTGTATTGGAATTTTCTTCGCGAGTTAGGATTAGCAGATAGTCGGTGAATGCGGTCGCGTAGTATTGCCTGCCCTCATCGAGTGTGAGGTAGACAATTTGATCCGCAGTATTTGCTATTAAATTTATCATCTTACAAAAAAAGGCGGCAATCGAGCCGCCCTTTTAAAGTAGTTAACCTAATCCAAATTTATGAAGCGTAACCCGGTGACACCGTTATGTCAGGGAAGTTGTCAAAAGGCACATCTGTATAGGCTTCGAGGTAGTTGGCCGGAATCGGTTCTTCTGCTGTCAGAGTAAACTCATATCCGCTAAAATCACCGCGAGCCGCACCACTTCCCCAATTGCCAGCGCTCAGGTACAGACCTGATTCACGACCAACGCAAACGATCTTGTCGACAGTACCGACTGCGGTGTAAAGTCGAACGAATGCGATCAATTTAGCTGCTGCGAGTTTCTTGAACTCAAGTCGCTTTGCCGCGCTCAACGCACCCATTCTGAACACGATTGATTCGGCATAAAACAATGTGCCATTCTCCGCGCTCGGTGTTGGTGTTTCAGTCCAAACGAGTGAGTTCTTCAATGGAACGTATTTGAAAATAGTCGCAGCAGGTAGCGTATCAATTTCTTCGGTCGTTGGATCAATGGTGATGCCTGATTGAAAGTCTGACCAATTGCAGAGCAGAATTTCTTTCGACCCACCAAGTCCATCGAGACAATCAGAACTAAATCCTTGTGTTAAAACACATGCCATGTTGTTATTGTATTAAGGGCGGTTTGAGCCGCCCGTTATTAATTTCAGTTGATTAAGACAGACCCGGACCGTAAGCAGCAACATCAGCAGTTACAGCGATCTGCGCTCCGAGGTAGAAACGCGCTCCGTAACGAACGTTTTGTGAACCGTCTTTGTCTTGCATATCCAAGATGAAGACCTGGTTCATGTCGTTTGATACCCATGTACCAAACCACAAGTTAGACTTCTGAGTCATGTACATTGTGTTGGCCGCGATCCCCGGACATACCGCGATGTCATACAGACCCGCGAATTTCGGAGCAACACCAGGAACACTTGTCATGTATTGACCGTTCCCCTGTGCATATTGAGATTGCATGAACAGTTCCCATGAGGTCTGATTCATGTAGATCGTTGGTTTCTCCGCGCTGCCTTTAACAGCAACAGGACAAGCTGCAACGAGTAGCCACATTTTAGCCTCGATGTTGGCCGCAGTCAACGCAACAGGAGATGCAACGAAATTGATGTCAGAACCCGCATTCGCATCGATGATCGTTCCGAATCCATCATATTGTCCTGTTGTCGCATTGACACCTTGCCACATGATTGTTTCATTGTTCGCAGCAATACCACCTGTCAAACGCTCGATGATAGCGTCTTGAATCTGTGTGTTCACACGACCCGCCATGATGTCGGTTGTTGACCAATCTGTGAAGAAGTCTTTCTTACAGATTTGACGCTGCACCTGAAATTCTTCAAGCGTCAAGATTCGCTCGGTCAATGTAACTGTTCCGGTCGGAGTGAAGTCACATGTACCTGCTGCGAACGTTACGGTATCATCGATCTTGCGAGCGACTGTTTTGTACGGTACGTTTTGCTTCACAGTAACGTAGTTCATTGACACGTTTTGAAGCAATGCTTTTGCTACGATTTCACCCGCCAATTCACCGGCATAAGTGGTCGTAAGTGATAGAGTTGTTGCCATTGTTTATTGTAGATGAAATTTAATTTACTTGATTTGCTTTGGCGCGAATAGTGTCCATAAATTCGGACATGGTATTCGGCTTGGTTTCTTTTTTGAGTTGTATCGGAACGACTGGATCGGTCACACTTACTGCGGCTGCTTGCTTTTCAAACTTGGTGCGAAGTGTTTTCTCTGCGGTCAAATCTTTTTGTGTTTCAGAAAGTTTGAGTTCGGCCGCGTCCTTTTCTTTGGTAACTGCTGAAAGTTTCTGTTCAAGTTCGGTGATTCGGGTTGCAAGTGAATCCACTATTGCTCCGACTTCCTCAGTTGACATTTCAGCCGGTATTTCTTCGGCTGCTCCAACTTCCATGATCTTACCATCTGCACCGACTTCAATCGTGCTGCCGTCAGCCATTGTGTACTCGCCTTCAGGACATGCAATCGGATCGCCCGCATCGTTCTTAGTGAATACATCTGCGCCGACTTCAAATCCGGCAGCAGTCGTATAAACGATTGTGCCATCTGCGAGTGGTGCTTCTGCCTTGAGTTCAATTGGTGATTCAACAGACAATTTGATGCCATGCTTTGTAAGCAATGCGTTTATTTTATCTTTCAAAATGCTCATGTGAAATGTGGTATTAATCCAATGGCATATTTCAAAAAGTCTATTTATCCGTCATTAGTAAAAAACATTTTATACTTTTGCAAAATGAAGATTGTAATGGTTACGTGTTTGAACGAGCGGCCAAGAGTGAGTAAGATCATGCTCGCCTGTGCCGAAAGACTTGGATTGCCTGTATTCGCGGGAGTTTCGAATGGAATAGATGCGAAACTTGTAGAATCGGCAGGACATACAGCGATCACTTCGGATAATATTCAGACAGGTGAGAAATGGAATAAGACACTTGAAGCCGCGATAAACCATGAGGAAAAGTTTGATGCGTTCCTAATTATGGGCGATGATGATTCACTCAGCGACATCGGACTATTTCTATTGATTGACGCGATGAATCTCGGTCATGAATATGTCGGATTCAAGACGAACGGGTACTATGAACTCAGGACGGGCAATGCGATGAAACACCGATACAAGCATAAGATTGATAAATTGATTGGTGCGGGCAGGATGATTTCGCGCAATGCAGTTATTAAGACATGCTATTCGCAGACCGTAAAGATCAGTCGGGAACTGCGACCGTATCAAACCGGGCAAATCGTTTCGGTTATACCCGCAGTCGCTGAATATTTATGTGGATATAGTTACGCCAAACGTGAAGGTGATCCTGTTTATTCTGGTCTATGGCCGAAGCCGCTCAGGAACGGACTTGACAACGCGAGCGAACTCAAACTTGTTCTAAATGGATTCGTTCCACATGCGGTTGATGACGGCAGAATCCATCTAACTGACTTCAAGACGGAAAAAAACATTTGGCCGTACTCCATACTCGAAAACAAATGCACCGAGATCGAGTCGGATGAAGCTACTTGGTTCTTGTCCTATGACGAACGCGACCTACTACGCTCCTTCCGAAAGTAGCTGTTCGAGTTCTTTCAAGATTTGTTCTTCAATCGACAGAGATAATTTCACAGGATCAAGTCCAAAGAATGATTCAACGCTGAATCCACGAACCTCGCCCGCTTTGATTCGCTCCCATGTTGCATCATCTTCAACATGAGTTCCAATGAACCAAGTGCCATCAGGCATGTCGCTGAATCCAAGCGCAACACTCTTGTCCATTGAAGATTCTTTGAGCCAAGCTTCAACGACTGTGCATCCATCTACTGCGGATTCGTGCATGATGGTCATGTCGGATTGATGGCCCTGTTTCAAGTACCGATGCGCAATGTCTCGGATTACTTCGCGAGTGAATCTTACATAGAACTCCTCTTGCGTTTCGGGATGAACGCGTAGGATTAATTTATTTGGGATAAGTGCAGGGCCATAGACCATGCGTTGCTCCTCGTCAATCTTTTGGAACTGCATTTTATTGAAGAACATAAAGTCTTCCTGTATCGCGGGAAAATCGACAAATGATATTGCATATACACCCTGATCGAGTGAGCCATCAATACTTACATCAAATACTTTCTTTTTCATTTTATTCGTTTATATTTGTTGCGGTAATTGGTCATTATTCATCTCTCTGTTTTTGTGTTCAAATTGTTAGTGAAATGGTCTTCAAAAGTGGAGGCCATTTTCTTTTATAGTCTTGCCTGTTCTTGAACTTTTTGATGTGCCTCGGTTTGGTTAATTACATCTCCTGCTAACACATACGCTCTTGGTGCTTGCTTCGGTCTGTCGTTAATGAATGAAGTGTTGACCGGATTGAATGCAGGTGCGCCACTACTCTGACCACCACCTCCACCTGTTGAAGCCGCACCGCCTCCACCACTACCCGATGACGGAGCAGAACCACCACCGCCAGTACTTCCGAATTTAGTCTGCCTGATTTTATTCACCTGAGCAAGACCCGCAGCAGCAGCAAGTCCGGCCTGTATAAATGGATAACCCGGAAACAGAACCGATGCAGGATTAGCCGCAGCACTTGCGAATATCGCATTGATTGATTTGTATGTAGAGATAAGTGCTTCCGCAATACTCAATCCTTTATTTATCTCGAATTGTTTCTTCGCCTGTGCTTCGTTCTTGGCTTGGAATGAATTTGTGAGGTTAATGATAGCACTCAATCCATCTGCGGTAAGTGAGAGTTTCGCGTCAAGCACCTTTTGTTCATTCGCTGCCCGATCTTGTGCGGCTTTGTTTTCAATCTCTGTGACTGCTTCGGCATTAGCGATTGCGAGTTGTTTCAACAGTTCCGAATCGCCATGTGCCTTTTCGCGTAGGGCAATATACTTTGCGTCAACTGCTGCGATCTCATCTGCTATTGTCTTGTCGCGTAATTCCTTTTCGAGTGCTGCCTGATCTTCGAGTATCTTAAACTTCTCATCACTTTCAGAAATCAATTTACTCAGAACCGAATTTTTACCTCCCTGATCTTTTTGGATCTCCTCGTTTATTTTCTTCTGAATCGCTGCGACTGCTTCGAGTTGTTTCGAAAGTTCCTGACGTTCTTTCAGTCGATCCGCTTCGCGTTGTTTCGCTGCGTCCTGAGCCGCTTTACGTTCGGCTAATATGAATCCAGCTTGTGTGTTTTCGAGTTGTTCAAGATTCTTTTTTGCTTCGGCTAAAGTTTTCTCGCCCTCTTCCTGCATCGCCTTGGGATCGAATACAGCCGATGCGATTGATTCGGTCAGTTTATCGAATCCCGCAGCAAGTCCGAAATCTTGACCGAGTGCAGACCCAACCATGTCGACTGTTTTCAATATTCCTTTGAGCGGAAGTGATAAGAAGTCAAGAATACCTGTGAGAATCTTTTTATTGCGTTCAGCCGCTTCAACCTGTGTCTGCAAGATTACACGCTGTCTTTCGATTGCGACTTTCTGTTCTTCGATCGCAACTTTCAGCGCATCTTTTTTGAGCTGAACTATTTCGCGCTCGGACTTGCCTTGAAGTTTTAAAGTGTTCTCATTCGCACTTACCCAATCATATTGCGCCTTAGCCGCATCGCTACTTTCTTGCGCTGCCTTTGCCTGTTCTTCCTGTGCCGCAGTAACTCCATCGAGTGCAGTCGTGAGTTTATCAAAGTTGGCAATGAGTAAGGTTATACCCGTAATGATTAAGAAAAGCGGGTTAGTAAGTAACGCCTTACCAAGTGTCGCGAATCCCTGACCGACTGATTTTAATCCGTTGGTCAAGTCGCTGAACTTAATTCCGCCCGCAGCACCCGCAACACCTTTGAGCGATGCCGCTACTCCTTCAAAATCGAGATTGAGTAGGGAATCTTTTAAGTTGCGCGAATTGTTCGTGAGCGATTCAAAGGCATTGCCCGCGTTGGCCCTGACTGCCTGAGCCGCATCGTTCATCTTGTCTTTGAGTTCTCCCGCTTTCTTCGCCAAATCTTGGAACTCCTTACTACCCTGATCGAGATTGGACAACTCCTGTTGCATTTTCTTCAACTCCGAACGCATCGAAGCCGCTGAGTTCGTGGCTTTATCAAGTTGCTCAGATACCTTGTCGATATTCTGCACCGCGCCTGACTTATCGACTTCAAGTGAGATTACATATTTTGATGTGTTAGATGCCATCTTATTTGATTAAATATATTGCAAGCGCAATGAGTGAAAGTATTACGACAATATTGAGCGACTTGTACATGAATCGCCTCCATCCTTTGAGTTCATAGTCTTCATCTGGGCATTTAATCCCTTCGCGGATCATTGCCAGTACGGTATTTATAGGCGGTTTATCCATGTCGGAACTGAGTGTATTGAATTGTTGCGACTACATAGCAGTCGGTGTGCGGATGACCTGAGCCCGTTGTCTTAACTGTTATTCGATGCTCATCAACATCGGTCGAGGTATCGATCTCGACCACAGGCGTAACGAATGATGTATCTACAATGATGTCACTTACTGCGGTTGCGAATGCGGTTTCAACTCCGGCCCGAATTTCCTTGCCGAGATAAACTACGTGTTGAGATACGCACTTCTCATCAATCTTGGATGAAATCAATTTGCAAAGATTCAAAGTGATAACACATGCGATTCCGGTTTTGCTCGGAATGTTTATTCTGTTGCCCGATATGCCTTCGATCAATAATTCAAGTTTGGTCGATGAAGTTGTAAATCCGCCTTTGGTTGACATCACAAACGATCCGGTCTGAGCCGATCCAATCGCATCGCTGCGGTCATTCGTTGTCCAACCACCACCGAGATGCAGTCCGGGCAGATTCGTATAAACATTACGACCAAACATCGACACGCCACCATGCGCACCGTCTGATCTTAGTTGATCTCCGACCGCTATGGAGTGCGGATTGCCGTCTGCTATTGTGATTCCGATACCACCGATATAAGAGTAGATATTTGCCGGTGACATATCGAGATTAGAAGCAAGTGTCATAATCCATGCGGCTCGGTTTAATTGCCCAGAATTACTTGATACGCCAACACCTTGAACACCTTGCGTAAATCCATTAGTCTGTGGTCTATTACGAGCCCCAAACGCATAGCAGTTGTCGTTGAATCCGAATGTATATCCGTAACGCTCACAACAGGACTGTGTCGGTATTACTTCCTCTCCAGCTCCGTTGTGGAATATAACAATGCCGCTATCGAGTGTGCCGACAGGGAACATTTCGCAGTCCTCAAATTGGTCGATGATCTTAATCAAAGTGACCTGAGTTACTTCGGATTCTCCTACTTTGTAGTCGCTTATTTCTAAGATTCTCCACCAAGCATCCTTCACATAAATTCTGTCACCAAAAGTAAAGGTCAACACATCGGTTAATTCGAGAGCGAAATATGCCCGCATGATTCTGGCATTCTCGGAGTAAATCTCATTGATGTAGTCGCGCCAATATTGATTGAATAGATTCTTATATGGATTCGCGGTGATCTCTTGCGGTGGTGCTTCGGGTGCAAAGTTTAAATCGAAATCATCGGCCTGAGCATTGACGCTTGAATAGTGATTGCCGAGATATACCGATGTAAGTTGAGCCGTACTTGTATCGTCATCGTATAACATTACATCAGCATTGCCGGCAAGAAATAATGCACGCGGTCCGGGTATAACGAAATCACCTTGTTCGTTGACAAATTTTGGTATCACGATATTCGTTCCGTTGATCGCATTACATGGAGTAGGCGAAGTGAATAGCTGCACTGAAGTATCGCCTTGAGCAAATACATTCGTTGTTGCCGTATCTGTTACTGTATAACCCTTAACAACGTAGTCACCGTAAATATGACCCGCATCTTTGTAGAGTTTATTCCAAACATCCGACCCTTCACGATAAGTCCATCTCAGTTGGCTGCGTTGAAAATCCGTAGTGGGTTCTATGATGATGTCTTTTGAAATATCGAGTTTACCCGTCCAATCAAGCGCGTTACCGAGTGTGAGATAAGATGTCATCGGTACGAACTGAATCTTGCTCGCAATAAGTCGGTCAGGAATTACTGCGAGATTGTGCATTCCGATTATGTCTTTGATGAAGTCGATCTGCAACATGTCAGGTGCATTGAGTGCGAATGAAATCGTTTCGCCATAAGGCGCGCCGGTAAATCCGATTAATGCCCAACCTGTGCCGGTTGAATAGTTCACCGCAGAGTTTCCGATGAGATCACCACTGAATGCAGACTGTTTGAAGAACTTCAACTGCACCTGATCGCCCGCGTTCATGTGAATCGTGGCATCATAGGAATAGTTTTGAATACCGATCACAGTCGGATACCAATACATACCGGCATAGTACGGACTGTTGTTATTTGGATCGTATAGTCCGATATGATAGAAGTTGTTGTTACTCGGCCCGTTGGCAGAATCGACTGTTGCATATACTCTGAATGTGAACGCGCCCGTATGAGGCGCGGTGTAAATATCCGAGGCAAGATCACCATTGTTGTCGTAGTCCTCGGTTAATCCCGTCAGAAATAAATTCGATGCGGGATTAATTACATCGCTATGAAATGAAGCCCGAAAGAAATATTCTTGTTCGGCAATTTCATATTGAAGATTCTTCGAGTTGATAAACGGCATGACATAACCGTCAAGAATCGCCATGAGTTCGGTCGCGTCATAAGTGAATCCGGCTTCGGTTATGATCTTATCGAACAGCCATGACCACAATATACATGGAGTCATTTCAGCGGGGTAGATCGGACTGAGTGAGTTCGATGTAACCGGCCTTGTCCCGGCCTCACCGAGTTCACTCCACTTATACCCGCGATCAGTCAAGATGTAGCGATATGGCTGTGTAGTATTCACGACCGCATCTTGTGATACTTCGTGATCGAGGTCGGCAAGTGCTGCAATGTCTTTTAGTTTTAGGTTGCCAATGCTCTTGTTTAAATCCGGCGATTCAGCGTAGAACGTTATTTCTAAATCGCTGATTTGATCGAGTTGTTTAATAACACGCATCACCCTGATATGGCCGACTGCAATCGGAATCGTATCAACCCGAAGTTCTGCAGGCATCTTGACGTGAAAATAATTAATCGCGGGCGAAACATTAACATTGAACAGTGCATCGAATATGGCTTGGTTCGGTTCGTATGGAATGCGAAACGTCCGAGTAAATCCGCCCGTTGTACCGAAGTCCGATATATCCGTAAATCTCCAATTGAGCGAAATAGATTCGTTCTCGAACAAAGTGATATACGCACCTGTCAACGTAGATATGAGATGAACTTCAGCCATTAGATAACGTAAGGATTTGCGTATTTCAATTTGAACTCGACATTGTAAAGTTTTCCGTTGCGAATTTTGCGGACAAGGAAATCAGATTGTTCGAGTAGTACAGGTAAGAACGAACCATCGTCCTGCACCCAATGCACTTGACGCGATGCCATTAGTGAGCGAAGCAACTCGAACTCACCCTCCTGTATCCAATCAGATGTTATCGACTGAAATTGATCTGTGATTACTGCGCGCTCAGTTAGACCCGCAACCGATCCGTTGTAATCGAACGAAGTCGATGCGTTCGCGTAATCACCTTGAATCTTGTGATACCGTCTGCGATCCATTGTGAGCGATTGCTCTGACTTCTTAATGAAGTTGAAATAATCCCAACCCATCCGCGAGTTCTGCCATGCGATGCGAACTACATCATAATTACAATCGTGCTGCCCGTATAAATCCGCATTGTAAAATACATAGGTCATGGATACGGGTAGACTGCCATCATCGAGAAACTGCACGTAGTAATATTTCCAATCAGGATAGTTTGAAGGGCGAACTTCGTCAATTCCTGTAACTGCGGATGCGTTGATATTTGATGGATATATAAATCCGCATGCAATATTCTCGGCATAAATTAAATCATCTACGAACGAATGACTATTGCCGTCCGCATCAACCAATGTTATGCCGATTTGTGTTGCTTCATTTCCTGTGAACACAGCAGGATTCCACGCGAATGACAGCACCCCAAAGTCTTCATCGCGAACAGGAATGAACGTATTTGTTTTGTCTTCAGCAAATCCAAACTGTGAAGCGAATGCCCATTTGTGAGTATCCCATTTTCTATCTGATAACGCGCGTTTATTGGTCGCGTCCATTATATATGAATAGTCGGGATTAGATGACAGTACATCAGGTTTCATTCCAAGCGCGGGATCGAAATACCCATTTCCAACATAATAAGGATCAACAGCGGTAGTAGAACCCGTATCAGGTACAAGCACACCGTCTATAATCCAATATTCAGTAAATGAAATTTCGCTTATAGTAAATGTGCTTTCTGAATCACTTACATAAATAGTGAAATTTATTTCAGACATACTTCTTGAATGAACGTCACCGTCATACTCCCAATTCCTTAGAGATGTCAAAAATTGAGACAAATCAAATACACAAGAACCATTGAAATTTGGTGCAACTAAAAGACTTGTAGTAAATGTTTCGGTCGTTCCGTTATTTTGAAATGATATATAAATTCCATATTTAAACCCATCGTTTTCATGATTGTCTGAATATACAACATGTATTAATTTCTGACGATTAACGGAAAGCGCAAATGGTTTTTGATAAATAGTAATTGCCATAATTAATACGGTATGAAAGTATCTGTTGTTGCGTTGTAATCTCCGAATTGTCCGTTCTGCATATTCTGAACATAAGTCCATCTGAAAGTGACTGAATCATCTGTTAGCGCGATCTTCAATAGCTCATAGTTTGTATTCGGACTTAGCACATATAATTCGACATAAGAAAACGCCTCATTGATCGGTTGTGAATCCCATGCATCACATTGCTGTGGCGTCAATAGCATTTGCGTTGTTCCTTCATAAAGCCTGACCATTGGTGTTGGTAAATCAATATCTGCTTTGATGTGTTCTGCCCCGATCACAACCCAACCCGAAGTGAAGTATGTATTGGGAGATGACGCGATCACTTCGATGTCAACGGTTCGATCAAATGAATTGAAATGATATGCCTCGTTTATGTGATAAACCAAGCCGCATTGCAGCGCACTTGCTTGTATTAGTTTATTGAATACTTCGAGTGAAGTCGCAACGCATGGATAAAAGTTCTGCGCTCCCAACGTGCCAAACATCGACAAGACAAATAATGTCAAAAGTAAATTTCTCATATCGGTTTTAATTTTAATCTAAACTCAATTTCTTTTTGTAAAGCGTCATTAATTTCCTGACCTCTACGCTCCAGTACGGATTCAATCGCGTAGTTGTAAAATGGGAATGGTTCGATTCCTTTCTTCGAGATCGACCGCGCAATATTCCATGCTGCCGAATTAATCGCTTCGGGTGTGGTCTTAATAAATCCGCCTTCTTTGTTGCGTAGGCGAATCGGTTTAATCTTCATCCAATCCTTTATCGGCTGAAGCGGTGGCATCTTCGCCCCCTTACGTCTTCCGAACTGCACCACTCCGAGATAGTCCTTTACCGCATCAGTTCCGCCAAACGAAATGATCGGGTTGTTGTAACGCGAACTAAATTGATAAGTCAAAGATCGTCCGAGTTGCCCAGAAGCATACGACCGTCTGCGCTTGCCTTTGACCATGCGAGTAACTTTCAACTCGCGCTGTGCCGCCTCGATCACGTCCTGAGCGATTGAGTTTAGAAATATGTCGAAGCGTTCTGCCATTAGTTTAGTTTACGATATTCAAGAGTAGTTAAACCCGATGTAAATACGTTGTTCTGGGTATTGGTAACAGACTTGACTTGAACTTGTACGTTGCCAGCATTCGCTCCGTTCTCAATTGAGATCATCCAAAATGCAGCAGTTGCTATCGATGCTGATCCAAGCGATATTGCTATTTCTGTTCCGGTAGCTGGAGTGAGCCATTGCATCACCTGTGTAGTTGTGACAGATGTCGAACCAACTAAAGCGACCTTCACTACACATGAAGCCGGAAATGTGAATCCAACACGTGACCCGCCTGTTGAACCCGTAATTGCAAGAACCATCTTCGCTTTATACTTACCCGATGCCACAACAGGTATAGTGAATCCGGTTAGATCAGTTAATGTCGATGAGGACTGAGTGAAATCATTCGCGAGAAATATATCAATTAAACCTAAATTGGTTCGTGACGTTATGACATTGGCTACATCGGATAGATTCGATGACTTCACCATCAATCCGGATAAATCTTGATCGCCTGTATTTGTACCGGAAGACGTACCACTGAATGTTCCGCTCTGTGTCGCAAGTGTTCCCAAGCCTAAATTGGTTCGAGCAGTTGAAGCACTCACAACATCGCTCAGGTTATTCGACTTAACCATGAGTGTAGATAAATCCTGATCGCCTGTGTTCGATCCTGACAATGTTGTGATGCCTAACTTCGTTTTAATGGTTGAAGTCGTTTCGTCACCTGTGTTTGTTCCGCTCGAAGTACCTGAGAAAGTACCGCTTTGAGTTGCGAGCGACCCAAGTCCGAGATTGGTTCGGGCAGTTGCGGCACTTCCTAAATCGCTCAGGTTATTTGCAGCAACTAAATACGTTCCGCTCGGTTGACCACCGATTGCAGTCAAGAACGAAGCCGCGTCCAATGCCGTCACAGAGTTATCCGCATTGATCCGCAGAAATCTAATTGCGCTCGGATCGGTTAGCGTGGCGAGATTCGTACCAACTGTACTGAGTCCGTTTATTTCGGATATGCTCAGGAATGACCATTCAACATCGTAGTTTGTATTTGTATGTTTACGCAGATACATAAACTTAGTTCCGCCCGATGGCAGTCCTGTTGCGGTCGCGACAAGTGGTGATGCCGGAGTGCCTGATCCGGTTATGGTTGTGCCGTCAACACTTACTCTAACAACAGGATTTAGCGGATCGGTATTGTCGGTATTCAGTCCGGTTACGGATTCGACTCCACCACCCGCACTACCTGTTGCGCTAATCGTTACGGTTCCATCACCTTCGTCAACTATTGTGATGTTGTTGCCTTCTGATAGATTAAGCAGTGATTGAATCGCGTTATCAACCGCATTGACTTGAAGCAGTAACTCCGATCCACCACTTCCACTACTTCCACCGCTACCACTTCCACCGACCGCATATGATGCAGGTATATCGCAAGCATCCCAAGCATTTGGAACTATGATCGTAACTGACAATGTTACACCGGACAAAGTGTTACTGAACTCGCGGATGAATGGTGTGATTTGAATCGGATAACTTAATTCTACATCTGAACCGAATAGCACATTGCCGTTCTTGATTTCATTGACCAAATCTTGCGCGATCTGCATCATATCGGATATACATTCCTTCTGATAGTCGCGGGCATCTGTCTTATCTCGCGGCATGTCGGCAAATGATATATCGAACGAATACGCCTCTACTCCAGCATCGAGTGAAGTGCTTGTTGGTACTGCGTGCATCCAGGGGTATATATTATCCTTGCCCGTATCTACTTCATCAATCTGCCCATGTGTAAATCTCTTTAAAATATAGTGACCTTCCGCAAATGCAGCGAGTCGATCAATGATATTGTTATACGTCCGAACTACCATCTATATAAATGTTTTTAAGTGAGCAACATCTTTCGCGTTACCTACATGATCGCCATTCAAGAATATGTTACCCGTGTCCTGATAGAACGCCAAGAACCGACCCGCAGATTTATGAATCCAAAATTCGCGGCTCACATCTGTCTTGTCGATTCGAGTGAATCCAAGTCGCTGCAATTTATTATTCGTAACCATTCTTTTGTTTCATCATATTTTTTCGATCTTCGAGTGCTTTGTCTTCCATGTACACTAAGTGCATAAATACTTCATGTGCCGGTCGCTTCAATACTTCTTCAAACTTTGTCACATCGTAATTACACAGCAACTCAATTATATTGAACCAACCATACACACTCGCTAAGGTAGGCTCTGCATTACTTCGAGCTGCGTCTTCATCTCCGCCTCCAAATATTCGATGGAACTTTTTTGAAGTTTCCTTTCGATAGTCGAAAAAAAAAGCAGCGAATGATTCACATCGTTCATCGTTATTTGGTTCACGAACGGCATGTGATAAGCCTTTCCGCTATCATACTCCGCTATTCGATACCACTTGCCGAATCTTTCTTTGATCGGTCTGTATAAAATTGCCATCAGGTTAGGCAGGTGCGAGTAGTCCGGATTCTTCGACCAGATCGAATTGGAATAAGCATCCATGTCGACATGTTCAGCGAGTGACATGCTCGGTAGATTCGGGATCATCGACAACGCCATGCGCCTAAGTCCTTTCCGAATCCGTAAGTGTCGATTCAATTCGCCTGTAGTCGTGTTGCAAGCGTCCTCAAATAACTGAATGATCTCTGCAATAGTCGCAGGTTGCAATCCTTCAATTTGTTTGCGCGACTTGCCCGTAATAACCATACACCGCTCCACGTCATCGGTCGCGGTCTTATACGCGACATACTGCGATAGTTTGACCTGACTCGATACCGTTGGCAGTGATAGCTTCATAGTTGCGTATTATATTTCACATGAAAATTCCTAAATCTCGCCCATGACCTGAATGATGATGGGCGCGTCACTATCTCCGGCATGGACTGTTCGAGCCTGTTTCGGCTTGAAATATTCGAGGAATTTTGCGTATTGTTCGAGAAACTCCTCGTCAGGAAGCGCATTGAGAGCCTCCATTGCGCGCTCTGCTCCGGCAGTAGTGATATACTCGCCTAACTCCTCCCATCTCTTTGTTCGCTCGCTTATAGCACCCTGTGGCCTACCTTCGGGATTGCCTGACTTACCTTTTACGAATGGCATTGTTTAAGAATTGTTATTTAGAATGATTCTAATGTAAAGATAAACAATTTTTTATATCCGATTAATTTCTTTATTCATCTCCAAAATCAATTCACCCACACACGTTCCGCATGTCGTGATCGGCTCATGTTTGCCTGTTAACTTCGATTTCCACTCGTACAGTTTCTTCACGTCTTCAAACACGATAGTCTGTTTGCCGTTGAGCGATTTGAGGAATGTCTGCAATAGTTCGATCTGAGTTCCGGTCAATCGTTCCGCACCCCATTTACCTGCCGGACAACTCGACAAGGTATATTTAGTCTTCCAAGACATAATACAGCCGCATAGTTTTATCTTCTTTCGGTAATATGATACCCGATTAGCTAATTCATCCTCTGGCGATCCTTCAATGTTGGCGTCAAGAATACATGGTCTTTCTAATTCTTTAATTCCGCCTATAATTAAAGTACCGCATGATCCAGTACTTGGTTTATAGAATTTACAGTCTTTACAAATCTCCAGGCGTTTTAGCCTGACTGATGGATGCACGTTGAACATATCTTTTAAGTTTTCGGATTGATGAATGAATATTGTTTTGAAGCTGCGCGATTGGAATACCTGTGATCTCTGCCGCGTCCTTATACCGGAAGTCCGGAAGCATCCATAACCTGAGCAGTTCGGCATCGAAATCATTGAGCCGGTTTATTATGAGGTCAATGTTTTGATCGAGAATAATGGTGTGAAGTTTCGACTGTTTGTTCTCGAAGAACTCATCGAATCCTACTTTCGATTCGTGCTTGGGTTCGAGTTGGCTCGTTTCGCGTCGGTTCTGTTTGGCGTGCAAGAAGTGAAGGTAAATCGCCCGGCACATGTAGCCTTCGATGTTGCCTTTGTCGATTATCTCGATCAGGTCATTCGATCTCGGCAGAACCGACACCACTACATCATGAACGAGGTCCGATGCTTCTTCCCGGCTGCGGGTGAGTTTCCTCGCCCGGTCAATTAGTAACGGGTAAATCTGAATTAGTTTGATATTGAATACCGATTCGGTCAGATAAATTTTCTTTTATACATTTGCCAAAAATAGCAATAAACATGGCTAATTACGACAGGCGGTTTAAAAGATTAATCAACGATCACTACGGAACGATCCGGGAGTTCGCGCACCGCAACAAGATCACCTACCCTACCGCGTATCGTTACCTGCGCAATCCCGACGCGATGACGGTTGGATTTGTTCGTGGTATGTCGGAGAATCTCAAAGTGACTATTTCGGAAATAATCGGGGAGGGTGAAGAATGACGCACAAGATGTATGGTGATATTTCGGATATTTCCGAACTGCGCGATCGCAGACTTGACATACTTAGTCGCATTGCTGTTAGTCATTGCCTATCACAGGAGCGATGGATATTGCGAAATGATCTCAAAGCGATTCAGAAACGACTATTTGAAATAACCGGAAATCCCATATACAAATGAACTTTATCCATCCAACCGCAATCGTTTATCCAGGTGTTATATTGGGCGATAACATCTACATCGGTGCATATTCCATCATTGGTGACGTTCCAGAACATCCCGACCGAGTTGATCCGCGACAGTTCGATAGCGACAAGGGGGTGATAATCGAAGACGGAGTTGTCATCCGCGAGCATTGCACGATTCACAGCGGAGTTGATATGACTACGATGATCTGTGAGGGCAGTTACTTGATGTCGCATGTGCATGTAGGTCATGATGCGTATATTGGTGATGGTTGTGTGCTGCATACGTCATGCGTAATCGGTGGTTATAGCATGGTACGAGATGGTAGCAGAATCGGATTGAACGCGACACTTCACCAACGAACCTCACTATCTCGCGGAACTATGGTCGGTGCGCAGGCATTTGTCAAAGGTCATTGGCACGAAGACTTTCGAATCCTCGCGGGTGTACCGGCTAAGGACATAGGAGAAAATACAAGGGCGAAAGAAATCTATTTGGGCCAATGAAAATCGGGATCTGCATACCTTTTTTTTTAAACGGTAAGATTAAGAACAGAGCCTATGAGCGCACATTTCGGCACTATGCCTCGATCGGATACGATGTGAATCTATGCGGGTCAGAGGGTGATCTATCGCACCGTTTCGCGCTTCCATTCCTATCTGATCGGGTGAAATATGTCGAAGTGCCGCAAGTAGAGTTCTGTTTCAAGTCTGCCGGTGATGACAATCTGAGAAAGAAATTCAACGATTCGCTGCTGACCCTTCGCGAGCGGGACAACTACGATTGGTATTGCCTTGTCGGAGCGAACGACATCGTTCCACTTGAAACATTTGTTTCGCTTGAGGTCCGAAATCATAGAAATGTAGCAATGGCGGGTGTTTCATCGACAGCAAAACTATACATCGACCCCGTAATTCAACCCATATTCAGAGTGAAATTGAGTTACAGGGTCGCTCTTCTGCCCGGATTAAATGCGTTTTCGCGAGCCGGAATGGATAAATGCCGATGGAATCCCTACCAATTAAAAGGATGCGAAACCGGAGCGGAGAAACTTTTCGCGTCACTTGGACAACTCATTCAACTTCCTGGTTATGTGTTAATGCTGAAGGGTTCAACCGACTTGAACAGCAGCGAAAAGATCAAGCGCGTTCACAAATGGACTGCCACAACTCAATCCGAGATTGCCGAGTTAAGCCGATATGACTGAACCCACGCAATACTACAATCCCAAACAGATCATTGCGCTGCAACACCTGTCACCGCGATCCGATATTGAAGTAGTCCTATTCGGCGGGGCGGCTTCGGTCGGTAAATCTTGGCTCGGTTGCGAATGGCAGTTGAAGCGAAGACTCGTCCATGCCGGAACTGTTGGAATCATTGGCCGATCTGAGTTAAAGAAGTTGCAATTGTCGACCATGATTACGTTCTGGAGGCGAGCGACTGAAATCGGATTGAAAGCGGGTACGCATTACATCTACAATGCTCAGTATAACACGATCAAGTTCAGTAACGGGAGCATGATATTTCTCATGGACATGGCCGATATGCCTAGCGATCCCGACTTTCAAAGGTTCGGATCAATGGAGATTACAGACTACTTTATAGACGAGGCAGCCGAAGTGAGCGAAAAGGCCATGAACATATTAGATTCGCGCGTCAGGTATAAACTCGTCAAATCAAAGCCGAAAGGTTTAATGACATGCAATCCGGCTAAGGGATGGTTGTATCAGAACTATTACGGACCGCATCGTGACGGCAGATTAGATAGTTTTAAAGCGTTCGTTCCGGCACTACCGACCGATAATCCATACACCGATCCTGTTTACCTGGAGAAGTTGGCGAGACTGCCCGAAACCGACCGAAAGCGATTGCTCGAAGGCGATTGGGATTATGACGAATCCAAGGATCGGATATTCGACTACAACGACCTGATGCGCGCATTTGAACTTCCGATGACTTCGGGTCAGATGTACACGACTGCGGATATTGCGGCAATGGGCGATGACGAAACGATCATAGGGGTATGGTCAGGATTGAGCCTGACTCACATCTACAAGTACCGGCAGAAGTTACCGCATGAAGTCGCGGCACTTATTAGTGAGATCAATACGAGGCACAGCGTGCCCACCAACAATACCATAGTAGATAGCGATGGACTTGGAATAGGTGTACAGGGAATATTGCGCTGTCAGAAATTCCTAAACGGTGGCAAATCGGTGGATTCGGAGCGCTATGAAAATATGCGGTCCGAGTGCTATTACAAACTCGCGGAATTAATGCGGGTCAATCAAATCAGCTTTCATGTGCAGTCCGAGCGCACCACAATCATTCAAGAACTCGATGCGATCCGCAGAAAGAACATGCACTCAGAGCGGAAATTATCCGTCATAAGTCGGGATGAAATCATAAAAACACTCGGTCATTCACCCGACATGGCTTCGATGATTATGATGCGAATGTTCTTTGAATTGCGCCCGAATTATGGTAAATATGCCTTTTCGTGGTAGTCTGAAACCCGCATAAACACTCATAAAATGAAAATACTTTGAAAATTTCCTAAAAAATATTAGGATTAAGGAAATAGTTGTATACATATTTGCATACACAATTTAAAACACAAAGCAATGAAACTCACAAAAAATTTTACAACAATCGATTCGATCTTCAAGATTGGCGATTTGGTTTGGTTTATCAATGACGATCACCAAGTAACTCAGGCTAAAATCAAAAAAATCGAAATTGAAATCGAGGACGAAATGACGATCAAGTACATGGTTGATCTATCTGCTAATGGTAAGTTCAAGTTCATCTACGTCAGAAACATATTCCCATCAAAAGAATCACTTATTGATAGTTTGAGTTAAGGTTTAATTAGGTTCTGCCATTGCCGCGCATATCTCAGGGTTGCGCGGTTTTGGTGGTAAAAGCAGATAACATGACACCGAGATCAAAACAGATGTGGATCATAATGTCGGCAGAACCCGATCCAACAGATGAGTCAGTAACGCTCATAACCCGCCTCGATGATGGCGGAATATTCAACGAAGAAATCCAATTCAAATGAACATACACCATACTACCTATCCCGATTCCAGATGCACTTCATTCAATGAGTGGATGGATCACATTCAGTTCCAACTATTCCTGATCCGCAATCGTGAGCGGATAGCACAGCAAGTACAATTCGACATAAACAACCTGGCCAAATGATTGCAAACTATATCATACAAGAACTGATCGAGGCGATTACTCGTGACTTAGAAGGCGAGCATCACGATGTCAAGTTACCATGCGGACTATATCTGCACTATAATATTCACTACGATCAGGAAACTGAATGGGAAGATTCATTCGACCGCGATGAACCACCGACAGGACGATCTGAATACACGTTTGATATTGACTTCATATTCCTAACTATTAAACCCGGTGAAGATCGCGAGTCCGATATTGATCTAAATAAATATTATACTGAAATAAAAACATCACTCGAATCATATTACTCCAATCTATGAATATCTACATCAAAACAAACGAAGCAATTGCTGCCTATAACAGACGCAATCCAAAAAAGAAAATGACGCAGCTATCCTTGTCGGAGCAAGTGTTTAAAGGTGAATCAATCAGCGATCAATCGAAACTCGTCTACCTAAGCCAATGGCAATCGGGTAAGATGATCGAGCGTTGCCGGATTCAATATATCGTTGCAATTTGTAAAGCGACAAATACTTTACTCAGCGATTTGGTTGAAACAAGATAGTCACTATATTTGTAAACACAATTAAACACGTAAAACAATGTCAGAAGAAAAAATACCCGTTACGCATTGGAAAAAGCTAACCAATCCTAACTATGTCGGTGCGCATGACCTGCAACCCGGACAAGAACTAAAGATCACGCTTGAATCAGTCGCGAATGAATCCGTAAAGGGTAGTGACGGTAAAGCGCAGACCTGCATAGTCGCGAAGATCAGGGGCGGCAAAAAGGGAATGATCTTGAACAAGACTAATTGCAAGATCATTGCAAGGATACTTGGTACACCATACATCGAGCAATGGGCGGGGCAGTCAATCATAATCTACGCGGCTAAAGTGAATGCGTTTGGTGAAGAGGTAGAAGCATTGCGCGTTAAAAACCAAAGGCCACAATGACGAATTTTGCAATAGATACATTTCCGTCCGAGCGTTTCGGATTGATTACAGGCAGCCGGTGCGCTTGTCTGTTTCCGAAAAAATCAGCAGAAGCCGGACAAGATGCACTCGCACGACAACTCGCGACTGAACTATTTTTTCATCACTATGACGAGGTAACTACTTGGCAGATGGAGCATGGTAAGATGGCTGAGCATTTCGCTTATCTCGATTTTGTGAAGTATTACGATGCCGGTCTTGAAACGGGTAGGTTCATTCATAACGGGTATTGCGGTGGTTCGACTGATGCAGAGAATCCGGTCGAGAAATATGGAGTTGATTTTAAATGCCCGACTTCACTCGATAAGTGGTTGAGCTATTTATACGATGGAGTTTCAAACGAGCAGCACCATCAGGCGCAAATGTACATGTACTTAACCGGCTACAATCGTTGGGTGGTCGCGGCATATCTTGTCGAAACGCAGTTCATGAGCGATAACGGATTGACCTATCCCATTCCGCACGATCAGCGCACTATCTTAGTTGAGGTATTGCGCGATTATACCTGGGCGGAGCGACTTGATGCGATCATTCCAAAGATCATCGAGAAACGCGATTCGTATGTAGAGATTCTTAAACTTAAATTTAACCGGCCATGAGTAAAAAATCAATCCATCCCGATGATGAACTCAACGAACTTATGCACGAGCGAGGTGAGTTGCAATATTATTTCGCTTATAAAACGAAGCTAAGTGAAAGTGAATACATAAGCAAATCTGCACGTTACAAGATCGTGATAAGGCGTATTAGAGAGATTACCGAATACACAAATGTTGGCGAAGTGCAATGGGTATTCGCTCATACCGACCGAGTTGCGCTCGAATGGCATAATGGAATCTGTGAAACTCCATGCGACCATAATCAGATTGGAATCGGAGCATGTACATGTCGTAATATTTACCGTCAAAAACACGAAAAATGAACAAAGCAATTTACAACAACGAACTTCCCAAGTTCCCGCACTTAATAGCGGCACTACTCATGGCGGCTGGGATCGCTTTGGTTTGGACTATTTTTATTGGATGCTAAAAACATAATTATGCTATATAGAGATCATTTTCAAAACTACAAAGGATACGCAATTCCTAAGGCGCAGTTAATCATTGCTGATATTCCTTACAACTTGGGTAATAATGCTTATGCGTCTAATCCCGCATGGTATAAGGATGGAGATAATAATAATGGTGAAAGTGATTTGGCCGGCAAAAGTTTCTTCGATACCGATGAAGATTTTAGGCCCGCAGAATTTATGCACTTTTGTTCAACTATGCTTAAATCAGAAACAAAGAAACAACCGATCGAAGGAGTAGCGCGACAAAAAAGCGATGCTCCTTGTATGATTATTTTCTGTGCGTTTGATCAGCAGATGTATTTAATTGAACTCGCGAAAAGATATGGCTTGAATAATTATATCAATTTGGTATTTAGAAAGAATTTTTCCGCTCAGGTTTTAAAAGCTAATATGAAGATCGTGGGTAATTGTGAATATGGATTGGTCCTCTATCGCGATCGCTTGCCAAAATTCAGAAACAACGGAAATATGATATTTAACTGCATAGATTGGCCGCGAGATAATGAATCTGAAAAAATACACCCAACTCAGAAACCTGTTGAACTGCTTAAAATATTGATTGAAATATTTACTGATGAAGGTGATGTAGTAATAGATCCATGTGCCGGAAGCGGATCTACTTTGGTAGCGGCTATCAGAACCAATCGCAAGGCGTATGGATTTGAGATCAAAAAAGATTTTTTTACGAAGGCCACCTCATGGATTACACAGGAAGTTTTGATGAGGGATGAAATCAAACATTTAGGATTTGCTAAAAGTAAGTTAACCGAACAGAATCCAACACTTTTTTAAATCATGGAATCATTCTACAACACAATCAATATTGCCGGAACTGATCTGAACAATCAGAAGCAGAAAGCAATGACTCAGACCCAAATCGTCATGGAGTTCTTCCGACACAATCCGAAGCGGTCATTCACACCGTTCGAGGTTTGTCAGGCTGCTTTCAATAATTCTTGCCCTGTTACGAGCGTTCGTAGAGCGATTACGGTACTTGAAAAGGAAGGACTACTCATTAAGCTAACCGAAAGACGTAATGGTGACTATGGCGTTCTAAATCATCTTTGGAAGTTTAGGCCGGTTGAGCAAGAAAATTTGCAGATCACGCTTTTTTGATTAATATTGCAACGCTTACTCGCATGAAAAAAATTCTAATACACCTCCGATTCATTGCCATAATCCCATTCGGGATGCGGGTAAGCCTTTGTTTCGGAGGTTATTTTTTTTAATTATGGCTAAAGACCCGGCATTTCTATTTTACGCCTCCGATTTTTTGACCGGAACTATGTTTATGACGAATGAACAGGTTGGTCTTTACATCAGGATGCTATGCGCGCAACATCAGCATGGCGGGCGTATTGATACGAACGTATTACGAACGCAATGCGATGGTATTACGAACGGCATACAAGTATTCAATAAATTCGAGCATGATGAGTCCGGCAGTTTTAATCCGCGTCTGGAAAATGAAATTCTTTTGCGTAAAGAAAAAAGTCTCAAAGCCGCGGAATCAGTAAGAAAACGATGGGATAAAAGCAAAGAAAATAATACATACGAACGTAATACGAACGTAATACGTTCTGAAGATGAAAATGAAGATATAAATGAAAATAGAGATGTAGATAAAAATGAAAAAAAACCGCGTGGAAAATTTTTACAACCGCAACTCAAAGAAGTTGAAGACTACATGAAGGAACGTAACTCGGTCGCAGGTGGAATATGGAAGATTGAAACGGTCGCGTCTGAATCCAAAAAGTTTTGGAACTTTTACGAATCGAAAGGATGGATGGTGGGAAAAAACAAAATGAAGGATTGGAATGCTGCGGCCCGGAACTGGATGAATACTGCTAACGAAAAAAATAAATCAAATGGATCAAGAGAACAAACAAAGTCAGACCTTAACGACTACATCAACTCAAAAAAAGAACTCCTCTTTGGCGGAAATATTGGAGGACAAATCTAAAAAAAACTTGGCTGCACTTTCGAAAGAAATTGGAGAGGACCGAGTCATTGCTGCGATTGAGATACTCATCAACAACCTGCACAACTCGATTATGCTCACCCAACCCATGACAACATTCATGGTCAGGACCGCAGCGGAATTGATTAGAAAAAAATATTACTATTTGAAAATTGATGAGTTCCGGATCTGCTTCGATATGGCATTGACTGGAAAGTTTGGTAAAAATTTTAATCGACTGGATGTGTTGGTCCTTTGTGAATGGCTCGATCAATACGACCTAATCAGGACCGAAACTTCACGCGAATTGAATCGTGAGCAAGCGGATCGTAACAACATCTATGATGTATTCAACAACGATGTGATGCGAGATGCGCTGAAAATGGTAGTGGATAAATTGCCTCAGGTGAACGATAAACCCGAACCGAAACCATCACACGTCAATGAGTTTGATAAGATGGTGATGCGCGAATGGGATGGATTACCCAATAGCAATCACACCGGAGCGAAGATTTATGACGAGGTATTATATCACTTCGATGAGTTCCGGGTGCAGCGATTGAAAGAAGAACTAAACAAGATTGAATGAAGCAGTTTAACGAATCCAAATTGCAGCAGTCATGCGTGAAGTGGTTTAAGTACAGATACCCTTACATCTTGATCGCTGCGTTTCCGAACGAGGGAAAACGAACCGTTCAAAGCGCGGCCCGGATGAAGGCGGAGGGACTACTTTCGGGAATGCCCGATCTATTTATTTGCTTCGGAAATTCGGCCTATCATGGATTGTTCGTTGAAATGAAATTCGGCAATGGAAAGACTACAACGAACCAGGATGAAGTCATTGCGAAACTGACGAAACAAGGTTATCAAGTAGCGGTTGTGAATAGTTTGGACATGTTCATTGAAACTGTTGACAACTATTTGATAGGTCATGAGTTCTGACTTAATTTATGTAAACTATATTTGTGAAATGAAAGCGAAAAGAAAAGTAGGAAGGCCGAGAAAAGAACCGACTAAGGTGCTGTCGTATCGAGTGCCGGTATGGCGTTGGATGCAGCTTGACAAGAAGATCAAACGACTAATCAAAAACGAGGGCGATGAGTAATAACCAAAGTAAATAAACACCGAAATGAAAACAGAGATAAAAACTCCACAAAAAGAATATCCATATTTAGCGATATGGGTTGGGCTAGATCAGTATTTAACTGAGAAACAAATAAGTGAGATTCGCCCGAAAGACATTGTGATAATCTCTTTGGTACAAAATAGTGATGAAATAGCCAAACAACCGTTTGTTCAGCACTTGTTAGGAGGATCTGAAGGTGGATTTACCAATTCAGAAAGCGACTATTGTCCATTACCGATCGGATTTTCTATAACGCTATCAAATTAATTTCAAAGTAAATAAACACCCATAAATAACATGAAACATCTCGGACTATTTGAAGGAATTGGAGGATTCTCTTTGGCCGCGAGATGGATGGGTTGGGAAACTTTAGCTTGGTGCGAATGGAATGAATTTGGACAGAAAGTATTACGGCATCACTTTCCTGAAGCAGAAGGATTCGGAGATATTACGAAGACAGATTTTAAAAGGTATGCAAACAGAATTGATATTGTTACAGGAGGATTCCCTTGCCAACCCTACTCAACTGCCGGTAAGCGACTTGGAAAAGCAGATGACCGACACCTCTGGCCGGAAATGCTTAGAGCAATTCGCGAGATTGCCCCGACATACGTTGTGGGTGAAAATGTTCGCGGCATCGTTAGTTGGAATGGGGGAATGGTCTTCGATGAGGTGCAGACTGATTTGGAAAATGAAGGGTACGAAGTCATCCCATTTATACTTCCAGCTTGTGCCGTTGGCGCACCTCACCGAAGGGATCGGGTTTGGTTCATTGCTAAAAACACCAGGTGCAATGGACGCGCAAATGGAGAACATGACGAGCAAATCTGTTTCGGGAAGTTCAGGGAATTTGGCTCAGGAAGCAAAGAACGGATTTTTAGAAAAGAGATTGATCAATATGCTTCCGAAACCAAGAAGCAGAGCTGCGGGAGGGAATTGCTCAAACAACAGATGGAAGGGGAACTTAGAGGATTTAATAGCGCAGATACTATTACCAACTCCGACAGCAGACGACAGTCCCGCGAAGAATACTGGCAAGAGGAATCAGGATGGATTGCAGAAAAGAGCGTTTCAAATTACTGGTCAAACTTCCCAACTCAATCCCCGATTTGTGGCGGAGATGATGGGGTTTCCAGAGAATTGGACGGAATCACCTTTCCAAAATGGAGAAATGAAAGCATAAAAGCATTTGGAAACGCTATCGTTCCGCAAGTAGCTTATGAGATATTTAAAGCAATCGAGAATACACATAAATTCACCCAAAATAAATAAATAACATGAAACAATTTTCTCTCTACAGCGTTCCGGCTGAAACCGAAGCAATCATCCCAGCATCATCACTCCTGAGCGTAGTGCTTAGGCGCAAACTGTCTGGCGGCTGGCAAATCGACACCAATGTTCTGCCAGCAGCGGCTTTGTTCGACAAAAAAACTATCCGTAAATCAACATGGAATGATGAATTGTATGTGGTTGACGAATCGGGAAAGGACGTTGCTATTGTCGAAGAGTGCGATCATAATTACACAGGATGCAATTATAGATGGTATAACAACGCGAACAAAGAACGCGCTACCGAAATCCGCCTACTCGTGTACGGTGACACCCGCTTCGATGCGATCTGCGAGAATGTCGCGGTTGAAGTGCAGCCGCAAGCAGATGGATCGGTGATACTCCACAACATCACGACCATCAACGGTGAGGATTGGAAAGATTTTAAAGTGAACAGGGAAATCCGAATGAAGGGATTTGAATTTGCTGTGACCAAAGTTGGTGATGGCACATTCGGGGGTCTTCGATACTTGCGCGAAAACAATGGCTACAATCAATTCGGTAGTCAATACGGCAACGATGATGTCAGGATCGCGCTTGCCCCGTATTCAGGTCAGGCAGATTATGTACTGAGCCTCGCAGATCAGACCGATGCCGATGAGGAGCAGTTCGTGATGTGCTTTATCAGGGCGGTTAAGAACCCGACCGAATATCTCAGGATTCCGATTAAGGAGTTGTTCGCGAATTAAAACAATGGCAGCGCGGGGGATTGATATGGTCGAGCGAGGTATATGCCGAAAGGGGAATATCCAAAAATCTAAGTCAGTTTCCCGCGTTTGCTTTTGATGGGGTTGCCTATAACAGTTTGCAGCTTTGTGTCTGTTTGCCCCTTGCACAAAGTTTCAAATTTACCACAAATGCCCAATAGAAGTACAAATGATTAATTAACCGAGAATGACCTGCTTTTGGCAATACCTTGTTAGGCGCAGTGCTTCTCACAATTTATGAAAGATGAAAGAAAAGATTTTAGAAACGCTTGAAAGAAAGCAAAAACTATATCGTGAAATAAATGCGTGGTTTGAAAATGAATACGATAGTAGCACTTCTTCTGATACACTTGCAGAATGGCAAAAGAACGCTACTGAATGCCACGCACAAATACAAATATTATTGTTTTTGCTTTCGGATGATGTCGAATAGCAATGCACCTAACGGTTCTCGGCTTGGCGAGGTTGGGGGAATTGAAAAACTAAAGTTGATTAACAGATGCAGTTTAATTTATTTACAATGGAAGATAAATTTGAAAAACTCGGACTTTTAATTGATTCACTTGACAATCTTGCTCACGCATTAAAATTGCCATTACCACCACAAATGCACGTTGAGCAAATTGGGATTGCATTACCTGAAAAAGTGAAAAAATTAAAAGAAGTCTATGTCGAAATAACTGGTAAGAATCTGTGGGATTAATTGCCCATAACTAACTTATAGGCGCAACAGTTTCGCCTATCTCACCGAATTAAACCAAATACACGAAAAGAAATGAATATCTATCAGGAAAAAGCAAGAGAAATTGTAGGGAACATGCAGTTTCAACAAAATCCATTAATGTTTGAGGTAGCGAGGTCGTGCGCGCTGATCGCAGTTGATGAAATACTGAAATCAAAACCTCTCGAACCCAATAATGTTGATTGGAATGATTATGGGGCAGAGTTTGAATATTGGTATCACGATCAAAAGGATGAAGCGTTTATATTTTGGAATAATGTTAGAAACGAAATCGAAAAACTATAACCAAATGACACCACAGAAATACGCGTATAAATTGATTGAGCAATATGAACTATATTGTTATAGAGGTGAATGCGATACGGAAGAAGAAAAGTTACAATGGCAAAAAGATTGTGCGCTGATGGACGTTCAGAACACGATTGAAGCCATACAAACAATACATAAAAGATCACCATTGATTCCTGTTCAATTTGCGGCAAATGAGGCGTTTTTATTTTACAAAGAAGTCAAACAAATACTTGAAGCAAAATGAGTGCAAATAAATTTCTTACACTATCCGAATTTAGAAACCTTCATTTGAAGGCAGTTAATGAGGAAATATCTTACAGTAGGATGGTTGAGATTATTAATGAATTAGCCGCAAAACATTATCTCGAAACAGAAATAGATATAGGCTCGACAATAAAAGATATTGTATGGCATTTGATTGGGCCGGCCTCAGGCACAATGTCAAAAACATATTCTGAATGGAACATGGATGACATAGCTAAAGTATTGGAGAGAAATTTTGTTGTAACGAAAATAAAAACACACGAATCCAAATGACATCGAAAACAATCATTGCAACCCTGATATTCTTCGGAATATCCTACGCGGTATTGGCTTATTTCATTACGAAATATTTACCACCCGACCCATCTCCGAGAATCCTGATTTGGTCTGTAATAACATTGCTTGAACTCATTATTACAATTGGAATAATTCAGTTGTGTAGACAGGATAAAAACGATAAAAATTCACCCAAATAAATAAATCAAAATGTACAATCAAAAACAAGTATCCGAGATCGTGAAGTCCGCGCTCGGAATCAATTTGCAGGACTACAAACAAACCGGCATGGAAATGTTCTTTGTCGACACCGCCAAATGCACAGCGAGTTGGATGACGCGCAATGCGAATCCGCAAGCGCCTGAGTGGTTATCGGGCGATTTGAACACAGCCTTCACCAAGGCCGAAGCGCAGCAAGACGGTTCGGTAGTTCTCGAATGGGATGGTGGCCTGTATTCACTCAACGGGGCAAAGCGCAGAACCTACAAGACGCGAACCATTCTCGCCTTCGTTAATGGTGTCCTAACACGTCAGAATTGGTCAGAACTTGCAGATGTCGTGATAAGTCAGAACGTGGCGAAGAACACCGCAGCGATTGCAACGGCTCGGACAAAGTGGAACTTGCAAGACGCGACCGAAGCCGATGTAATTCATGCTATGGCTACTTCGCTTTGGCGGTACAAATTCGCACCGAGTATCGCGCCTGAGTTGAGCATCGAAATCACCACGACTCCAAACGGTGATAAACTCGATGTCGCGGGTAAATTGTTCCGTAAGGGAGTAGAAATTGACCCAATCAGATGCCGTTGGGAAGTGTGGCCGGTAGACCCCGCATTTGCCGCATC